AGCCGGAAGCAAAGCCGGAAGCAAAGCCGGAAGCACCAGCCAGCCGGTCCGAAGTGTTAAAGCCCCTTGATACAACCGGCATTGCTTCGGCCATTGAGGCTGCGATTGCTGGCGCAATGTCCGCGCCTGAGATTGACGAGTCAAAAATCATTGACCTTATCAAAACGCATTCACAAGCGCCGACTCGGATCGAATACGAGGTAAACGTCACACGTGGCGATAAGCAAGTGAAAATCCCGAAGGCCCATAAGATACTCGGCAAAGTATTGGACGTGGCAAGTCTTGGCGAAAATGTATTTTTAGCTGGCCCTGCCGCGTGTGGCAAAACCACACTTGGCGAGCAATGCGCAGACGCGCTTGGCTATTCGTTTCACTTCACCGGCTCGGTTGCCGACAAGTATGAATTGACCGGCTTTATTGACGCTAACGGCACGTTTCATGAGTCTAGTTTTTACAAGGCTTTGACGTTTGCTGAACGCGGCGAGAGCGGCGCGGTTTTCATGTTTGACGAGATAGACGCCAGCGTACCAGTTGCGCTTGTCGCGGCTAACGCGGCGCTTGAGAATGGATACTTCAACTTCCCTAACAAGCGCGTTGAATTCGACAAGTCGAAAGTGTTCTTTCTCGCTTGCGCTAACACACTCGGCAAAGGCGCGAACCGCCAGTATACAGGCCGGTACCCGCTCGACGATGCAACCTTGAATCGTTTTTGGCGCGGCCACATGGAATATGACACAAGCATCGAGTTAAGCATGGCCGAATCGGCATGGCTTGAAGCTGGCGGCTCTGATGATCAGAAAAGCATAGCAATCGATTTTGCTCATGAGGTAATAGCGTTCAGACGCCAGCTTGAAGACAAGAATATTGTTTGTCTTATCTCGCCGCGCCACACGCGGCGCGGCGCTGGCTTGCTGGCGAAAGGCTGGAAATTAAAAGACGTCAGATTGGAATTGTATATTGATCTTTCTGACGACATTTTGAAAACTTTGGGAGTTAGTCGTCATGGGTAAGAAAATTCAGCATGTAGCATTTAAAAGCATCTTGGCATGCTCTGATTATCTGGAAAAGGATTGGCCCTTATGGGAGCAGGGAATACAGTCTGGCAATAGTTTTGACGACCTGTTAAGTCATGGCGAGTGCAGAAAAATACTCGCGGCTGGCGGGCACGACGAGCGTTCAGCGCAGCGCATGAAAAAAGCCGCGCTCGATATGCATAAGATACCGGCTGGTGATCTGGACGTGCCAGAGTGTGTAAATGCGCCTGTAGGACATAGGCCGAATGTTGGCGCTTTTCTGGCCGGTTCGCCTATGTCAATGGCGCGGTTTGTGCCTGTGCCGCAACCGAATAAATCAGTAAAAATGCTGGTATCGGTTGGCGGCTCGGCCAGTGTGTCATACAAAGCATTAATGAATCGCGGCGCGGCCATACTTGGCGCAATCGACAACCTGCAAGCCGAAGGCTATGTAGTTGAATTGACGGTTGGCTTTTTTGCCGCGTCTGGCAATTCGGAATTCCATACAACCGTGAAAATCAAAGATTTTCATGACACATGGAACCCCGGATCGATTGCTTTCATGCTGGCCGAACCGTCATTTTTCAGGCGGTCATTGTTCGCGGTTTGTAATATCGAGCAAGTGCGCGACAGCGACAGCGCGGCTGCTGATATGGGCCACACACTCGGGACGCCTATCAGGAAAATGAATCATGCCGATTATGATATTGAATTCGAAAGTTTGCATGGTACCGAAGGCTGGACGCCTGAAAACAGCGCCGAGAAAGCCATGGCGAAAGTATACGACTGGCTGGCGCGCAACAAGGCGGGCGCGGCATGATAACCGCGCTTGTTATCATCGCCGCGCTGGCGCTGGTGATACTGGTCAAAATACTTAACGCGGTGTCGACGCCTCGCAATGGCGTCGACTTCGGCACGGTTGCAGTGATAGCCGCGTCAACCGCGCGCGGGCTTGTGAAAGCTGGCGCGCTGGCGTGGGCTTGCACCTTGCTAGTTGTTTTGATCAATGCAGGATTAAACGGATAACAAACCATTAAGCCGCCCGCGAGGTTGGCGGCTTATTAGTGTGTTATCAACACACTGTTTAAACACCTTCATTAATACAGGAAAATAGACCAATGAAAACAGCAATTTTAATTTTCACTTTCACGCTTGCTTTTAAAATTACCGGCGCGGTTGCCGCGCTGGCGGTAGTGGCATGAAGACGATAATAGTTATCGAGCATAGACGCATCAAGCCGCAAAGCGAACTGGACGCACTACAAGGCGCGTATAGCGATTATTTCTCGAAGGCTATCCCGAAGGCGGCAATTCTGCCGAGTGGCATACAAGGCTATTTAACGGCCTTGTATGCCACGCCAACCGCAACCGGCTCGGCGCATTTCGCGTCACAAGCTGGCGCGGAATTATTCATTAAGGAGCATATGAAATGATCAAAGTTACACCGCCCGTTATAGAGCAATTTTTGCGCGTCGATCATGACGCGCTTTTGCTCGGCATGGCCGATAAAAATAGCCAGCCGGAATGCATGCGATCAATTGGAAATCTAAAAGATGCCCGACTGTTAGCGGAGCATTTAAACACTACAGACTCTCGCGAGTATCCGCGTTATATCGGCGTATCTCGCGGCGCTTGTTATTTCGATCCAGACAAGCCCGCGCCATTCAGGTTGCCGGTTCGCTGGCCGCTTGTGGTCTATGTTGACCACGCCGATTTGGATACGGCAACGCTCGACAAAATGACCTTTTGTTAAATCCGTTTAAACAGTACCCACTAACAGCGCGCCGCAGGGCGCGCAGGATTTTGGGAACATGAAAAAATATCACGTTTACTTTCAGGCGCAACACGGTGCGTTTGTCTGGCATGCCAGCTATCGACGCGTAGTCGACGCCCGCGAGTTTATGAAATATCGGCGCGAGTGTACCGATTATTTTACTGCCGTATCTGGCAACCGATGGCTAATCAAACATGATGGCCGCATCATTGACGCTATCGGATGGTAGCACCCACAAGCCCGCCCGCGATCAGTCGCGAGGCGGGCTTTTTTTATGTCTGGCGTTTGCTGGTTTGCCTTGTAAGGCACGATAAAACAAGGCTGGCCCGTAGACGTCTAAACGATTTGAACGCCTTACGCGGCAATCTGTGACGTCAAATGATCGAGTAAGGCGGGCATGTATGCCGATTTGTCAACGTGGCGCAGTAATACCAGATTATCAACCGTATCAGCCGCAACCAGAACATATGCTGTTACAGGGTGCAATTGCTTGCGCCGCCATAGCCGTTCGTTTTGTTGCGTGAACTGGTCAAGGCTCCAGCGCGGCGCAAGCCAGATCAAAGTGTGCCCGCCTAGCGCCATGTTTAAACCGTGTGAACCGCTTGATGGATGGATCGCCAGCAATGGGATTTTTCCAGCATTCCAGCGCGCAACCACATCAGGCCCATCGGCGAGCGTGACCAGATCGGGGTACAACTCGCGCAGCCTGTCCAGTTCCTCGACAAATTGATAGACTATCAAAATATTTCCGACGGCCTGTTTTCCCAATTTTTCCACCAAAATCGCTAGGGCCTGATGCTTGGCGTCGTGAATCTGTATGACTTGTCTGTCTTCCGTGTAAACAAACCCGCTCGCGATCTGCTGTAATTTCAGAGTTTTGGCCGCTGCGGTTTTTGCCAACACGCCTTCGGTTTTATAGGTGCCGCACATTTCCGCGTAAGCCTTGCGACCGACAGGGGGGAGGGGGGTGGCTATCTCGACCACCGTGAAGGGCGGCAACGTGTGCTTGTAATCAGGCACCACATGAACAAGGTGATCGATCTGGTCGGTGATCTTGGATTCAAATCCCGGTATCACTTTCCAGTTTCGTTTCTGAAAGTCCGTGGCGTAGAAGTGATGATTCAGAAAGGTTTGCTTGTTGCGACCGAATGCCGCGCCAGCGTCGCACAGGAATACTTGATAGAATAGCTTTTCCCAGCCTTCTATTATGGGCGTCGCCGACATGACCAGACGCCATTTAAACGTCTTCACGTATTTGCGTAGCTTCTTGAACCAGACCCCGCCCGCCGCCATCTTCGACCCTTCGTCAACGACCAGCGCATCGAAATGGCATAGCTCACCCGACTCGCATAGCTTTGGCACCATGTCAAAATTCACGACGACGATATCATAACGCTCGGCGTTTTCGAGAACGTGATCAAAATCGTCGCCGGTTGCGATGCCGACATTCAAGTGCGCGGTGTGCGACCATTCCTGCGCCTCGCCGCGCCAGACGTTATCGCAAACTTTGAGCGGGGCGAGAACCAAGGCGCGTTTCAGTACGTTATCGCGGAACAGTTCATTCAACGCCGAGAGCGTGACAATCGTTTTACCGGCCCCTGTACCTGCGATCATCAGCGTTGCATCTTCATTATACAGCCGGTCGATTGCGTCTTGCTGGTCTGGGTCAAGGTCATATATATTAAGCGATGGAGAGTCAGTCATGTTTTAAGCCCAAAGTAAAAAAGTATTGACACTGTATCTGTGTTCGACTAGGGTGTCAATCCCATTCACTGAACGAGACCGGCATGAACATCGAAATCAACTATCCGAAAAACCCTGACATCGGCCACAGGTACAAACTTGGCGGCGCAGACAGCATAGAACCCCGCATCATCAACGGACAGGGCCAGATGCTTTTCGCGTCAGAAGACACTGACCGCAACGCTATCATATTCTCAAGTGACCCTGACGCAATGGAACGCATCGGACACATGGCGCTGTACCTCGCTAGTGAAATGCGGGCACTGACATGAGAGGGCAGATACCGATGCAGACCGCGACGCAAGTGCGGCAAGCCCGCGAGCAATGCGAAAAGATGGGCATGTATGTGCTGGCCGAGGATGGCAAGACGCCTGTACTGGCGTCGTCGCCTGAGCAATGGGGCGCGTTCATGGAACGGTTCGAGGCTAAGCGTGTAAACGACTGCACCTTCACCGATCCGCAAGGCAATTCAGTTCGAGTCTCGACCGTGTTTCTCGGTCTGGAACATAATCACGGCGAAGGCAAGCCGCACCTGTTCGAGACTATGCTATTTGGTGGCCCGTTTGATCAGGATTGCAAGCGGACGTCAACATGGAATGAGGCGCTTGAAATGCATCAGGATGCTATCGCGTGGATCAAGTCTAATTATGATCCTGCTCTTTAACGCCCGAATGAATACTCGCGGATCAGCGTTTCAATGAAGTGGTTTAAACGCCCTTCCCCGGTAATGGTCACGACGTCACAGCCAAGCGTGATCAATTCGCCGTGGACTTCTTTCTGGTGTTCTGACAGCTTGCCGTGTTCGGCTTTCATTTCGATCAAGGTAACATCACCTGTCCAGTCGACGTACACAAGATCAGGCCAACCGCGTCGGCTACTGCAATCGACTTTGACGGCCAGACCGAGATTATTTTCTTTTACCTGATGTATAAACTTTGATTGTAAAGCAGATTCAAGCATGATACATTTTACCTTAACCTAAACCCTGAGAGTATACCGCATGAGCAAAAAAGACAAGAAACCGTCGCCACACGACGACTTGAACCAGTTCATACCGAGGGTAGACGTCACGAAACGGCACATGGTCGCCTGTGAGCCTGACGCCTATGAGTTCATCACGACCTTAGCCGAGGAACTGGACACCACACGCAACCGAGTTGTAACGGCGCTGGTTGAATTCTATAAAGCAGAGGAAATTTAACTATGCACAACGCACCAGATTGCGACGGCGGTAGCCAACGCGCACCAATGGCAGAACGCATGCCACTAAACCAAACAGAACGCGGTCAAACCGTGTTGGAAGAACACGCGCAGTCGCTCGACAACGTGATCGACCGCCTGATCACCGCCGAAGATCGCGTCGGCGAAATCCTGAACCGACTACGCGGCACGCAACCAGCACCGCAAGGGCCGGAAAGCAAGACGAAACAGCCGACTAACTCAACGCTCGACAGCATTCAGACCAAGGCGAATCGTTTACACGAAATCACCGACTACCTGAACCAGATGGCCGAAGAATTGAGTACTCTAGTTTGAACCAGTGGACGCCGCCTTTACAAAATCGCTGCAACAGCACTTACGGGGGACAGCGTTTGTCTGCCGCAAAGTCTGCTATTCATCAGCAGCGAAAGCGAAGGCGGCATTATCGCGTCACGGATACCGGACGGGTTGCCGAAACTGGTATCTGTGTCCGCACTGTGATGGCGAAGTCTATCACCTAACAAGCAAACGAAAACGAGACTGGAAAACATGAATCGGCTTTTAATATTCGGCATGTGCCTGACCGTATCAGGCGTTTTACTTATGGGCTTTATGGTCAGTTGGTGGGCAGCCTTGGCGCTGTTCCTGATGGTCTGGGGCAACAACGTGGAGCAACATAAATCATGAGTTTGCATTATAAATTTGGTGGTAGCACCGCAAGCCGAACCGTTGCGTGTCCCGCGTGGCACAACCTGTCAGCCAACATGGGAAGCCAGAAAGCGGGGCTGGCCGCAATCGAAGGCACCTTGATGCATTTGCTATTCGAACGTGGGATCAATGACGCTGATTTTGAACCGGCTGAAATGCTCGGCATGACCCGCGAGATTGAAGGTACAAAACTCACCGTCAAGCCCGAACATATTGAGAAGGTTTACACGGCGCTGGACAAGCAAATCGACGTCGAGGAAAAATATCTACTCGACGAAGTCTGGCCCGAAGTGATCATGAATAGCGATGACGAGACCGGCGGCACTGCTGATATTATCGCATGGGTTGCGGCACTGCCGAAAAAACCTGTCGAAGTTTTCGCGGTCGGTGATCTGAAAACCGGCGACGGGCACATGGTCTATGCCGAGAACAACGAGCAGTTGTTGTTTTACGCGTGGCAAGCAGTCGAAAAGTACAAGGCTAAATTGAAGTTAACCGACAAAACGATTTTCGCGCTGTACATCATCCAGCCGAGCGACCGGCGCGATGACCCGGTCGACATTTGGGAGACGGATTTACAAACCATCATGGCCTTTGCCGCGTCGTATAAACGCGCGCAGAAGGAAGCCAAAGCCGGGATATCTACACCGTGCGCTGGCAAGCATTGCGCTTACTGTCCCGCCGCGCCGACGTGCCCTGCCAAGACTGGCCTGATCGCGTCGGCAAAACGCATCCCGAAAGACTCGCAGGAAATGGCGGCTTTGGTCAAGGCGCTGGGTATGGTCGACGAAGTTGAAGACTGGTGCCGGGCAGTTCGCAAGACAGCGCACGCTCAAGCGGAACAGGGCGTCAAGCTGAAAGGGTTTAAACTGGTTGCCAAACGGGCGACTCGCCAATGGCTCGACCCAGCACAAGCCTTGGTCACCTTCAAACATGCCCGCGCTCTGGTCGCCGAAGACTATCTCGAACAGAAACTCAAATCGCCGACGCAGTTGGAGAAGCTTTGCAAAGCAAAAGGCATTGACTTTAGCAAGTATGCCGATTACTATTCTTTACAGAGCAGCGGGACGACATTAGTAAAAGATACTGATAAGCGCCCCGAGGCTCTGGCACTACCCGCCTTGCAAGACATGGCGAAACGACTGAAAAACTGAATCTGAAACTGAAAAGGAAAACTGCACATGAACAACCTACCCGTAAGCGCGTCTGACTTTATTGGCGCAATCGCAAAAACCACTCAACGTCTCGGCACAGGTAAGGAAGGCATGTCCTATCTGAAACTGTCGAAGGGCGGATTCTGGGTCTATGGCATCGATGATATCGAAGTCGAAGAAGACTCGCAGTGGGCAGTAAACCCGAATAGCTTGGCTGTCGGTTATGTCGCATGGCCGATCAACGGCACCGGCAAACCTCTCGGCGAGGAAATGCGGGGTATCACCGATGAGCCGATCATCGAGTCACAGTTACCGGACGTCGGCCCGAATGGGTCATGGACTCAACAGGTCGCAATGCAATTGATGTGCGTATCTGGCGAAGATCACGGCACAGAGACCGTGTTTAAAGCGTCCAGCAAAGGTGGCCTTGGTGGCTACAACAAATTCCTGAATAAAGTCATGGAGCATTTTCAGGAAGCCCCCGCGACAACCAAAGTTGTGCCTGTAATCGAATTGCTGGTCGATGATTACAAGCACCCCACATACGGCAAAATCTTCACGCCGGTTTTCGAAGTCAAATCATGGGTGGAAATCGATTCCATGCCTGATGTTGGCGGCGAAGACACACCAGACCCCGAAGGTGAAGACGCGCCAGAACCCGATCCGGCACCAGAACCGGAAGCACCACCGGCAAAAGCCCGTCGCAAAACGAAGGCAAAAGAGGGGGGTGAAAAACCCGCTCGTCGTCGTCGCCGTCGCGCTGCATAATACGTGCGCTGTTAGTCGGCGGGGGAAGCCCGCAGCGCAGAACCCGCCGACGCTTTTATCTACCGAGACCAATAGGTTTAAACATGACACCAGAAAACAAACTTGAGATTTTACGCCGTAGCGGCCACGCGCTGAGACTGAATATCGCCCACGCTATGAAGCTTGACGCCGAAGAAGGCGTCAGATTTTGCCTGTTCAGTACACTCGACTTGACGATCAAAGCCATGATTATGAGTTGCAAGGAAAACTGTAAGGCCGATTCAGCCGCCGCCGCCAAATGCGTTCTTGATGTGATTGTCACTATCCTCAATGAAAACGACGAGGGGGCAGTGTTCGTCACCGAAGGCACCTTGCCTGAAATTCTTGAAGCTATCGCAGGAACGGAAGACGCCCAAAACAAGACGAAACACTGATGTTCGTCATCGACTTCGAAACGCGATCCCGCTGTGATCTGAAAACGGCGGGCTTGCACAACTATCTGGCCGACCCGGCGACCGAGATTGTCTGTTTGGCCGGTTACTGCACCGAGACGGAATACAAGCAAATCTGGTGGCCCGCGACTGGCCCGCTGCCAGAGAAATTCCGTTACCATCTTGAAAACGCTAATTTCGTCGCGGCTCACAATGCCGAGTTCGACCAAGGCATTTATGAATTTATCGGTGTTCCCGATCATGGTTTCCCTGAGATAACCCGCGAACGCTGGTACTGCACCGCCGCTCAATGCCGTGTAAACGCTTTACCTGCCAGCCTCGATGACGCGGCAATGGCGCTCAAATTGAAGATCCGCAAAGATAACCGGGGCAAGCAACTGATCCGCCAGCTATCGATCCCGAACAAAGACACTGGCGAGTTCAACGATGACCCTGTCTTGCATCAGGAGTTTCGCGAATACTGCATGAAAGACGTCGAAGTGACTGTCCAGATTCTCAAAAACTCCCGCCTGATGACGCAGAACGAGCATGCCGACTGGCTCAAAACCTGCGAGATTAACGAGCGCGGTATCCGCGTCGATCTGGAACTGGCAACGCTGTCGCTGAAATACGCTGAAATCGAACAGGGCGAGATTGCAACGGAACTGAAACGGTTGACCGATAGCGTAGTCGACAGGCACACGCAGACCGAGCGCATCAAGAAATATCTGGTAGGCCAGTTAGGCGAGTTACACCCGATCATTCAGGAAATGACCGTCTACAAGGCGGGCGTCGCAAAGCTATCGCTCGACAAGAATATCCGCCGCAACATCAGGGGGAAGATCGCCGATTTCACGATTCAGGTCGACGACAAATTCGGCGATATTGTCCAGTTACTCGACGACGGCAACGCATCAAGCGTGAGTAAGTTTAAACGCATGCTGGCAATGGCCGATCCCGAAGATCACCGGGTCAGGGGCGCGTTTGTCTTTGCCGGGGCCAGCCAGACTTTGCGCTACGCCTCGCGCGGCGTCCAAGTCCACAACATGAAACGGGACTGCTGGGACGCGAGCAGCACCGAGGCGCTAAAACGCGACATGCGCGAAGGCGCTGAAATCGGCACCGGCAAAGGCGTCATGCAAACGCTGGCTAAGGCGATGCGACCGGCGATCATTCCCGAAGACGGGAAAGTGTTCGTCGTCGGTGACTGGTCGTCAATCGAGGCGCGCTGTTTACATTGGGGCACAGACACGCTGCAAGGCGATCAGAAACTCATGCTGTTCGAAGACGGCGTCGATGTGTATCAAGAGACTGCCGACGAATTGAATCTGGCCGACCGGCAGCAAGGCAAGGTCGTTGAATTGTCCGCTGGCTATCAGGGTCACGCAAATGCCTTTCAGGCGATGGCGCGGAATTATGGCGTCAAGGTCGGTCACGACGAGGCGGGCGAGATAGTCAACAAATGGCGCAAATCAAACTGGTGGGTGGTCGACTTCTGGCACAAGCTGGAACAGGCCGCGAAGTCAGCAATCGGACACCCGAACGAGTATTTCAGCGCGGGCATGGTTAAGTACATCTTTGTGCCCGACATGATGAACGGAACGCTGCTGTGTGTCATGCCGGGAAATCATGTGCTGCATTACCCCGAAGCCAGAATCCAGAAAGTCAAAACGCCATGGGGCGGTGAGCAATATAGCGTCACCGCGATCAAAGCCGCATTCAAACCGAAGGCGGACGCAAAGGGATGGCCACGAACGTCACTATATGGCGGTCTGTTCTGCGAAAACTTTTGCCAAGGGTTCTCCGCTGCTATCCTACGCAACGCCCTGAGAGGCCTGTCAGACGTCACCATGCATGTTCATGATGAGATTGTTCTGGAAGTGCCGGAAGAAATAGCGGAATACATGGTCGGTGTGCTAAAGTTGGCGATGGTCAAGGTGCCAGATTGGGCAGACGGTCTACCGCTCAATGCTGAACCAGTAATAATGACGCGGTACGGTAAGTAAGGGCGCAAAAGAAAAAGCCCGATGCAGATGCACCGGGCTTTAACCATTCACTAATATGTTGATGAGACCAATCAGCAACAAGGAGTCACAATCACATGACAGATAAAGACGATAGCAGAGAAAACCACGCCCCGCAAGGGAAAGTGGTCAAAATACCAAAAAAAGATTTACCTGAAAAGATTACTTATGATGTTGACGCATTAAGTAAATTTATCAACTTTGTATTTGACGCGGATAACCTTGAAGCAGACGAGAACATCTTGGTTTGGAAATCGTCGGGCATGGTTCCCGGCTTTCCGCAATCGTCGCCCGAAGCCTTATACCACACCCTTTCAAGATCGAAGAAACCAAGCAAGTTATATTTCGGGACGTCAACCACCGCACTTGACCTAGACGGCGCGGTTCGCAACCGTAAGGCGTTGTTTAAACAATTCTATGTATTGGTTCTCGACGACATTGGGGAGAAAATACCGCTGGAAAAAATCCCGAAGGCTTTCGACCCGACCTATATCATTGAATCGAGTCCCGGCAATTTTCAATACGGCTATGTTCTCGATGAGCCGATCAACGTACTGGCGGAAGCTGAAACACTGGTTCAGCTAGTCTATGACGGCGGATTCTCCGACGCCGGGGGTAAGATGGCGACCAAACTTGTCAGACTGCCAGACGGTGTAAACGGCAAGATAGGCGACAAGCGCGATTTCCGCGTCAACCTCAAATACCTGAACGAAGACAACCTTTATTCTCCCGCTGAGATACTGGCCGCGTTGGACATAGGCGTCGACTGGAAAGACGTTATCGAAGATGCCGACAAGGTCATGAAGCAACGCGCCAGCAAGAGCGGCGGCAGCGCCTCGCCATGGTCACCAATCAAACCGGAGTTGCCATCACTCGGCGGTGTGGTCGATGACGTCGCTGAATGGCTGTACAGCACCGACAAGGTCAAGCAGGAGACACCCGAATGGCTGACGGTTACCTGTCCGTGGGCCGATACGCACACCGACGGCAACGATTGGGCCAGTTACTCGCCTATGGGATGGGGTGGCCCTGAGTGGATCAACAGGCGGTCGTTTCATTGCTTCCATGAGCATTGCCGGTCGAAGCATTCAGCCGACTTTCTGGAATTCGTTAACAACGCAGGCGGGCCAGACGCGCCAGTCAGTGAACGGGCTTACTATCTGACCAGCCGGTACGTGTACGACAGCTACAATTACGGGATATGGGATATCACGAAAGAGAAACAGCCGACCTTCATGAAAATCGAAGCGTTCAATTACAAACACCCATACAAAGTTCACACCCCCGGCAGCAAAGCCCCCGTCGCCGAAACCTCGCTGTTTAAACTATCAAAGAGCCGGGTTGACGTCGAAGGCTTGACATATGACCCGACCACGACGGCCAAGATCGTTACCCATCACGGCCAGCAGTTAATCAACACGTACACGCAACCCGATTGGGGCGACGGCGAGTTTGAGCTTGGCGACGTGATGCTGTTTAAACACTTTATAGAATATCTTATTCCTGACGAGAAATCACGCGAGTATTATCTTGACTGGCTCGCGGCCAAATGTCAGGACATGGCGTTTCGTGGGCCAGCTATCCTGATGATCGCAGAGTCGCAAGGTACAGGCCGGTCGACGCTGGCAAACATGCTGGCACAGCTATTCGGAACAGAAAACGTCGAGCGGGTGCCCTTCAAGGCGCTGTCCGGCGGCGACAATAGCGTGTTCAACGAATGGGTCGTCAAGCCACTGATCGTCACCGATGAAACGCTGGCGCTTGGCGACAATGAAAACTTCTATAAGGTGTACGAGCGGCTGAAAGATATCATCGACACCACACCGCAAGACGTCAGGGTCAACCCGAAGACGTTAAAGCAGCGGATACAGACCACCTACGCAAGTTTCATGCTGTTCAGTAACCACGACAACGCCATGAAGATACCCGACAACGACCGGCGCTTTTACGTGTTGCGGAACGCGCAGCAACCAGAAAGCCCCGAATATTTTATCCGGCTGAACGAATGGCTCGACAAAAAAGTATGGGCGCGGTCGGTCTGGCGCTGGTTGCGAAAGCGCGAAGTTGATATCGGCAAACTGGTCGCCCCGCCTGAACACACACAGGCCAAAGAAGACATGATCAAAGCGTCTAAACAGCCTATTGATATCGCCGTCGAGGCAGTTTTAGAAAACTGGCCGAGTGATATGTTAACGTCGGCGCAAGTGGTTGACGTGCTGGAAGTCCACAGCATATCGATCCGGTTGCGTTTACACGACGAGAAGCAAAGTACGCTTGTCAGCCGGGTTCGCACCATTATGAAGAAGCACACTTTTGGCGTAGAGGGGCTACACGCCGTCGGTAAGAAAAATGCGAAGACCGGCAAACGAAACGCAACCAGCGTCCGGCGCTTGAAAAGTCGGGGCTTAGTGGTGCCATTTTCACCAGACTTTTTCACGTATGCTATCACCGAGGAACAAACCCAAACCGCCCGCGACGCTGTTGACGTTGCGCTATCTGCGAGTGATTTTTAACTAAGCTGTTGACACTACCTGTATAACTGTTATAGTGCGGTTTCACTTAAAAACGAGACCGCCAACATGCAGGAATTCAAACGGGCCAAGGTAATATTCAAGCCCGCCACAGAACAGATCGCCGAGTACATGGAGCAACACGGACTCGACCGCAAAGCGGCTAAGCGATTCTATAGCGAAATGGTCAACGACGAGATATGGATCAACGACCAGTATCAAGTCGCGATCCATCGCAACACCCCAAACCACAGCCACAACCTCAACGAGATAAAAATCGACCACGTGTCGATCAAACGGCTGGACAAAGAGCCGATCCACGACTGGCGCGATTTGCAGGAAATAAAAAACCAGCTATGCGGGCCAGAACGCGAGGGGCTTGAAATCTACCCCGCTGAGTCGCGGCTTGTCGACACTGCCAACCAGTATCATTTGTGGGTGCTGCCCGAAGGGTTGACCGTGCCTGTGGGCTGGCATGTCCGCATGGTGTCAGGCGAAGACGAAGCCGACAAAATCGGCGCAAAGCAGAGGCCGTTATGAAACCGCCGCGTACTGGTAACTGCTGGCAAGCCTCAATGGACAAGCTGTTGGAACTGGCTAACCCCGACGTATTTCTGGTGCATGGCATGCCGATGGGGCGGGGCAAGATCGCCCAATATGGGCGCTACCCGCATGCGTGGCTGGAACTGTACGACATGGTCTACGAGACCCGCTTCGATACGTGGTTGCCGGTGGACTACTATTACGAATTGGGGCAGATCAAATACCGCGTCCGGTACAGCATGCGCGAGACGCGACGGATGGTGTTACGCAAGGGCACTTATGGGCCGTGGCCGAAAAAACTACTCACCAGAGACAAACAGATCGACAAAATGCTCAAGGAGTTACAACCATGAAGATCACTGACCGACTGGTCTTGCGCGACAAGACAACCGAAGACACCTTGCGTCGATTGGAAACGGCGCTTGATAGGCTGAGCAATTCAAACGCGCTGGAAAAAGAATCGTTTATGGAAGCCCATTTCCTGATGCTCGAATTATTAGTCACTGCGTTTAAACGATTAGAGAACAATTCGACACCGGGCAAAACGCTGCTGGATTACACCGGCAAAGAAGTGCAAGACGCGGTCAACCGTGTCGGGCCGTCGCATGTGTTCGACGAAGACGCCGACTATGTCATCGCGGTCATGCAGGAGTTGACGAAATGAGGCAGACTGACCAGATTAGATCGCTAACATTTTTGACCGTCGTCGTCATACTGGCGACGGTCTTCAACACGTTAACGATCATGGAATTGCGCAACGACGACAAGAAGATCGCGCAGCACATCGTCGACGCCCACAAGCACCACTTAGCGGAGCATCACCAATGAACCGCGAAATGGAAATACACCGGGCGCTGGAAGTCAAACCACCTATGGACACGCCCTGTAATCATTGCGGGTGGTGCTGTCTGCGCGAAACGTGCGATCTAGGCGCTCTGAGTACGCCAGAGGGCGACGAATGCGTTCATCTGGCGCGGGACAGCGGAAAGTATTACTGTAGGCTGGCAGACACCAAGAGCGCCCGCCTGTGGTTGCACATCGGCGAGGGTTGCAACTCGATCAGCGTCGGTGAGACACTGAAAATGTTGGGGTTAGCATCATGACAGCGTTTAAACAACGGGTAAGTGAATTATTGTGTCGGCTTTTCGGGCACCCCGGCTGGCGCGGCGAGGGCGGCAAGCCCATCCGCTGCACCCGTTGCGGTAAACCGTGGGCGCTGACCTGAGTGGGCCACATCCTGTCAAAGCGCAAACCGACGTGGCTGGCGCGACAGAGCGAACATGACACCAGCCTCAACCCGCACTATCGGCGCTCGATCAGGTACTACCGCAAACTTTATGAAGCATGGCCCGAATGGTGCGCCGAGCATCCCGGCTTTGCCGCGATCTATCACGAGCAAGCCCGCCGACGGGTGCGGGGCGAAGACGTGGTCGTCGATCATATTGTACCGATCTGCTCGGCCATCGTGTGCGGTTTAAACGTGCCGTGGAATCTCCAAATCATCACCGCCGCTGAGAACGCCCGCAAGACAAACAAATGGTGGCCTGACCACCCGTTTGAGAATCTTGAACTGCTATACTCCCATCACCCCTACCAGATGAAACTGATATGACGACCTATAACGTCCGCTGCACGATCCGTCGGCGCTGCGGCAGGGCATTCACGCTGGCGCACCACCCCGACCAGTACAAAGTCTATCCGAAATGCCCCGCCTGCAAGGAAGGGCATTTAAACGTCATCAGTTACGCCAAGATTCAGACGCAGACGCGAACCTGTCGTTGCCGGGGCATTCATTTTCCGCATAAGAAAGGCTTGTATCTGAGCAAAGAGGAATTCTGCGAGCATGCGCCCGTCGATCTGTATTTTGAAGGCAGCCGGGTAAGAGAAGTGAAACCGACCGACGACTGCCCTTTCTAGTACGCGCCGCCCTTATCAGGACGCGGGGGGTTCTTCGGGAATCCGCCCTGCGGGATCGGTTTCTTGTTCGCCATTGTCTTGTACCTGTGTGATGAGCAAAGAGTAACAACCATGTCTGGCTACTTTCAATAAATCCATTTGCCTGTCAAGCCCGTCGAGTTGCTGATCGACGCTGCTGATGTGCTGAACTAGCACCTGCGCGCGCGGTGACAGGGCGTCAAATTGGTAGTCTTTCCCGTCAATACTGATCGGGTCTGCGGGCTTGTTCATTCGTCTTCGTCCTCGGTGTCAACTTCGGTGTCTATTTCGGTGCCGACCTTATCGACATTGATCTTGTTATCGTCGCCGCTGATGTCCATGTAGGTGCAGCCGGTAACGAACAATACGCACAGCATGTAAACGCTCCGCATCAGTAGGAAATCTCGACCACGCACAGACCCGCGCCACCATCGCCGCCGCCCCGGTTATTGGTTTCGTTTAAACTATACCCACCACCGCCACCACCGCCATCAACCCCGCCAGTACCGGAATCACCATTGCGTGCGCGGCCATTTCCGCCCCAGAATGACGCGCCGCCATGCCCAGTTGCCGCAACCTCGTTATTAACAGCAAAGGCATCCACGCCAGCACAGCCGCGCAAATCTTGATCGCCCCCGCTGCCCTTGTTACCAGAACCGCCGAAAGCACGCCCCTGCCCGGTTGTCGCCATACCATCACCGCCGCCGCCAGCACTCACGACCACATTGATTGCGCCGCCGATAAAACTCGAAACCTCGCCAGCGTCGCCTTTCGCGCCGCCAGTACCAGCACCGCCCGCGCCACCAGCGCCGATTACAATAGCGTAGCTTGCCTCAAACGGTGCGGTAAGCATAATGATACCCGTACCGCCAGCACCGCCGCCCGCGCCTACATTGGCTGTGCCTGAGCCTTGACCATCTGCGCCGCCACCGCCACCGCCACCGGCAGTGATGTACACTTTACACGTTTTGGCGCTTACCGGCGGCACCCATGCGGGGTCACTGACCGTGATCACTTGGCGTGTCGGCGGTTGCCCGACAATCAATTCCCATGCGCCCCACACGTCCGCTGCCATCGAGCGCCGCCAAATCTTGTTCGCGTTTAAACCATCCCGACCGTGGATAGTCTGTATGCCCGCCGAGACCGTGGAATACATAGCCGTTTCCAGCCAGCCGCTATCTGCGATGGCGTAATCCGTCGGGGTGTTCGTTAAGCCCGCGCCGAGAAGGTAAAACGAGTTGACAATGATCAAATCAAGATCAGTTTCGGGGGCGGCAGCATGAGTCCCGTCGATTAAAAAGCCGGGGTAGCGCGCGCCCATCACCAACGGGTCAACGTAATCCTTGCGCGTCAAGTCTTCGTCAGCAATCGGGGCGGCAGCGAGCGCCTTTACTTGGTTGCGTACCGTGACATCGCCAGTCGTGCCGTCAAACAGCGCCGTGTCCTCGCCGCCGCCTGCGATACCGAGTAGCGCCACACCTTTGCGGTAGATACCAAGTGATACTTCGGTGTTGAACGCGTAACCCGGTAATAATACTGTGCCGTCGTTTACACGCAAAGGCACCAGCATGCCGCCTGAGCCAGTACGCGACAGCGAGTCAGTCATCGCCGCCGCAAGATCGGGCATGGTGTCATTCGCCCATGTGGCGAGAATAGTGGTGCCACTGACAACGGGATTACCAGCGGGGAGAGTGTAATTTCCTCCTGAGTCTCTAGGCATTAGGCTGTTCGCTCCCAAACTTCAACGCCCTTGTAGAGCGGGCGGTTTCTACCGGCGGCAGCTTCACCGTCTGTGCTGGACTTACCAACGTATGCCGGTAAATTTAAACTGTGCGTGTGCGCGCCGTTTGTGCTGGACTTCAACGTGCCGTTGTTGTTGTCGCCCTCGTCAGCAAGGTTGCTGTTACCAGTAGTGTTACCGCGATCAATGGTATGCGTGTGGTTACCGTTAGTCGACGTACTGGTTGACGGGTGGTCGTGGTCGATATCGTGGTCATGCTCAATGACAGCCGCGTCGTTATCGCCGCCTGCCGCATCAACGCCGCCGATGGTGTTCATGATGAACGTGCCTTCGGGTAGCTGCGTCCACGTCCCGGCCATGACGCCGTTCGGATCGTAACCAAATTCAAGCGCGCCGATAGGCTTATCGACCTTCTCCAGCACCGCCGCGATCAGCGCGTCGACGTAATCCTTGCGCGTCAGGTCGTTAGCGTCGACAGGCTCGACGGCGAGCGCCTTGGTCTGATTGGCGACCGTCACGTCGCCTGTAAGACCGTTAAACAGCGCGATGTCGATGCCGACGCCGACGATACCGAGTGTCTGGTTTGCTGCGCGGTAAATACCGAGCGTCGGTTCGGTTACAAACGTGATCGACGGGTCGTTGGTGGTGCCGTCGGCGAATTCCAAAGGCGCGCGCATGCCGCCCTGACCATCACGCGACAGGCTGTTGCCAATTTCCGCGCCAATGTCCGACATAGTCGGGTTCGCCCACGTCGACGTAATGACCGTGCCTGTGATGACAGGGTTACCGGCTGGCAGGGTATAATTACCTGCGGGGTCTCTAGGCATTATTCGTCCTCAATCACTGCGGTTCTGGTACCAACACCAGCCGCGTCGAGTAACCCGGCCAGCGCGATATCGATTTCTTTCGGTGACGCGTCAGCCTTGTTTAAAGCATTCGTCCACTTGCTAAACTTTTCAGGGCTGGTGGTCAATTCGAAAGCCAGTTTACGTGCTTTGTCGCTGCCAAGCTCGCGAAACTTTTCAACGGCGAACCGGCGGCCCATCGCAGCACCGATCAGGGGCGATCCGAACAGGTTGGCACCAACTTTGGCACCCACCAGCGCCGATACTGCCTCGGCGACGCGGCGCTTTTCAGGCGGTAATTTAGCAAGCCGCTTGCTGTCCACGCCGAGAAATAGCTTTTGCCCTTCGGTGAACTGCTTGTCGATCCGGTCAAGCTCGGCTTTCGAGAACGCGCCGGATTTCTCGTACATATCTCTACGCTGTTTAAACATTTTGTACGAATCTTGTGACAGCGCGCCTTTGGTGGTCACGCTGTTCTGAAAGTCATCGGCCAGCGCGCGTTGTACATTCGCCTTCGCCTGCGGGTTGTTCTCTATCTGTTTAAACAGCTTGGTCAACTCACCAGAGACGTCTTTGCCCTTGCCGGGGGCCAGCATCCGTTTGATTGCGGCGGCGACGTCAACGTCGCTTTGTCCGGTGCCGCCCAGAATAGCGACGTCGGATTTCTCAACACTAGCCAGCGCCCGTTTCGATTCGACCTTGGCTTCCTTGACGGCTTTGCTGGTATCACGCAAAGCGTTGGCGCGCGTAGACGCGCTGCCGACTTCGTCGCGCAACTCTTTCATGCTGTCGAGTTCCAGATGGTTTTTGTACTTGCGCTCAAATGCTGTTGCCTTGGTCGCATCGATCTTGCCGTCGACCATCGCTTCGTCGCGGAACCGTGCGCGTAGCACGTCCTGAGCCTCGTCTTTGACCTGCTGGCCTGAGTTTTCCAGCACGGTATTTAAACGCGTCGCGCCTTTCTGCCCCGGCGTAACCACCGTGACGCCGAAGTCTTCGGCTTCGCCTTTCAGAGCCTTGCCAGTCGTGGTCTTCGGCCCCCACTTTTCCATGTAGTCGCGGTGACTTTTCGCCGCTGCCTTACGCAACTTCGAACCTTTGGAAATGCTGCCGTATAGCGACTCCTTGACGGCTTCGATCACGGCGGGGCTGGTGCTAGTGCCGACAGACTCTTTGCTCAGCAACGATATAACGTCACTCAGCGCAGCAATCGAGACGTTGCCTTCCAGCGCAGCAATTCGCGCTGTTGTCTTCGGGAAATCGTCTTCGAATGCCCTGACCAGATTGGCGTCGCCGTTGACAGCCTGAAACAGATCATCAGCATAGGTGTTCCGCAACCTGCCCGCGTCGATTTTCTGGTCGACCTTGTCCAGCTTCGCCCACTTCTTCTTGACGCCGTCGAATTCCTTGACCTTGATCGCGTCAACGGACCCATGCAACGCCCTGCCCGTCGCCGGGGCGGTCAAGTCATCGCGTGTAAACGGTACGCGTGCATTTTCTTCGGCGATTTTGGCTTCGAGTTTGGCGATACCGGGTTTGGTCGGTATGTCAGCCGCTTCGCGACGAGCTTCTGCGGCCAGCACTTTCGGGAACGCCGGGGCTTCCTTGGCGATACCAGTCGGGGCGATGTCTTCGACAGCCGCCAGCGCACTAGTCTCGATATCTGCATCGATCTGTTTCAACGCCGCCTGACCGGGACGTCCCAAAGTTTCAGCCTGTTCGATTTCAAACTGACGCAAGCCAGCGTTATCGGTCATCTGGGCTATTGTTCCTTTCTCACCGCGCGCCAACGCCGCTTCAAGTCTCGGTGTCAACTCCGCTATGGCTTCGGGCGTAAGCGCGCCGCCGTCAGGGCCAGTCATATTCTTGATAATCTCGCGTAGCGCCTCGCGTCTTTCCGTGTTACTGGCAGTCGCCCACGTATCACCAGAGCGCAATTTGCGCTTGCCCTGTAGGGCAGCCTGTTTAATCGCTGTGCCGGTGCTGCCGATCTTATCTTTGACCATCGTTAATAGCTGAGCAATTGCCTTCGGGTCATGTGCCAGCGCGCCAGTCACGATACCGGCAATTTCGCCCGCGTCACCATATAACTCACCGCCAGCAGTACCGAGCGCCGCAGACGTCGGGATCGACTTGGCGATCATCGGGGCCGCTTTCGCGCCGCCCATGAAACCTGTGGTCGTCAACTCGCCAGTGATACCAACGCCTTTTTTCAACGGTTCGCGCCAGACAGACCCTTCGTCTTCGGGCACCGTGGCGTCATAGGCATCGGTGTCGAACATTTTCGAAATGCGTTTACCGCGCTCGGTAGGCTGGAAGAATCCAGCGACGTAGTTTTCCAGCGCGCCACCGAGCATGCGAGGCAAGAACGATTCACGCTCGGCTGTGCTTTCCATCGCGCTTTCATGCCGTTCGCCGAGTGTCATCGGGAAGTTAGCGACGTCGGTAGCGAACTCAGCGCCGCGAGACACGCCAGCCATGCCAGCTTTGCCGACGTCCATCAGTTCATCACCGAGCGCGGCTTCTTTGCGGGGTTCAGGAGTAGCTAACTGGGGGCCAGCCAGCGCGCCGGGGAACCGTCCAGCAGCGCGGGGATTAGATGCTGCGGCTTGCTCTTGTTTAAACGCCATTGCTTCTTCGAATGACACAGGAGCGGGTGCCGCTGCCGCAGCCTCGTTTTTCATCGCCAATGCTTCTTCGAATGATACGCCCATGTTAGTCAGCTAATTGCGCCCTTTGTGCCGGTGTGTATGAATCCCAATCGGCCTGTGATACGCGGCTCGCAAGCGCCTTTGGCACAGCACCGCCGCCTGTCTCAGTCGCGTCGCGTCTTTCAGCCGCGTCGGGGCTGAATGAATACTCGAAACCACCACCGTACATGATGTCCTTGATGTACGGATCGATCAATTTCTTGTCCGCTTTCGTCGGCATGCGCTGATTCTCGCGATACCATTCTTCCATGAACGCGTTCGCCTCGACAACACGCTTGGTCGCCTCGGCCTTGTGCGTTGCCCAACGCTTTAAACCTTGCGGCGTCAAGTTGGGAGCCTCGGACATTTTGACATAGGCCAAATCTTTATCCGATACCGGCGTCAGCTTGTGCTTGGTCAACCCCGTCAGGGTCAGGTTAGCCATTGCTTTTTCGAGCAACAGGGTCGCGTTGTCAAACGACCTGATCCAACTGGTGTACGGGCCAGACCATGCGCCGTCATCGATCTGCGTGACGATATCGTTGTAGGTCATGATAGCATCAGAACCAGAGGCTTGCGTCGCCTTGGTGTCTTCGATGCTGACCTGCACTTCTTCGGCGGTATCTTTCGCCCGCTGCTTACCAAATTCCTGCGCGTACTGGTTTTTGAGCGCAACCGACGCCAGATCAGGATGCTTCGCAGAGAAGTCTTCGAACCCGTCGAACATTTGACCATACGGCCCTTGAATGTTGCCCGCGTCGTTTATACGGAACCCCGCATCAGGATAGCCCGGTATCGTCATCTTGCGATAGACGCTACTACCGTACTTTTTCTGCACTTCCGAGTAGCCAGTCTGAATGTCTTCCATTTCGCCAGTGCGTTTACTGATGCCGCGAGTCACCGGCTTGCCGTCAGCGTCGGTATATTCTTCAATATCCGTGTATCCCTTCAACGTCTGCTCGTACTTTTCGCGGTCGAGCTTGTCTTGCTCGGCCTGTCGGGTACGGGTCAAACCTTGCTGACGACGGTCGCCGATATCTTTGGCGCTGCTCAGCGCGCTTTTCTGCATCTGCGCGCCCTGCGGGGCCAGTTCAGGCGAGAACCCGTAAAGCTGGCCCATTTCGTTTTGGTCACGCAACTGCCTGACAATAGCGCCCTGATCGGCGCTACCGTCTGCCGGTGGGCCGTTTATAAGTGCCTGAAATGCTGCGTCGTCCATATCAATACCTTATTGCTGTCTGACTGCGTTTACACGGGCAGCAAGGAAGTCTTCGGCGGCGCTTTTACGGGTGTCCGCGCCGCCTTTTCTGGCGGTTGTGCGGGCTTCCACCCCCGTATCATACGCCTCTTGCTGCTTGCGATTCTGCATGGCCGTGGCGATATGCTCCAACGGGCTTGCGGCGACGTAAGCGTTGCGCGTCCACGTACCCCCCGGCGCGTCCTGACGTAGCGCGTCAGCGCGCGTCATGTCCGCCTGAGCGTCGTTCGCTTGTTGCGTCCAGTTCGACGTCAGCATGGTGATGTATTGCTCTTGTTCCTCAGCAGACATCATCGCCATTTTCTGTTGCAACTGGCTTTGCTGCTCAGGCGTCAATTGCTGCATGAACTGCGCGGGGTCTGGCCCCTGCCCGCCTAACTGTGGCGGCAAAGAAGGCGCTGCCCGCTGCATTGATTGCATCGGCTGCATACCCGGTGGCCCTTGCTGCATTTCTGGTGGCATTATACTACCCTCGCTAAATCGACCATGTCATAGCCGCTTGGCAGTCTGGTGACCGCATCTTGATTAACTTCGTCGGACATAACGCCGACGGCCCATGTGCCCCAGACATACTGGAACAGGTAAAAGTTGTACTGTTTAAACAACCCGATGAGGGTGATGTTACGCTTCAATCGACGGTCTGACATCATCGCCATGCTGCTCGCGCCTGACATGGCTGAGTTCAGCATGGCTTGATCGGCGCTGTACTTGTCGAGACCGTACTGACCGGCTGACTGTGCCGCGCCTGAATAGTTCGTCGCAGCGCCACGGCCAGCGTTACTGAAACTCGGCATGTCCGGCATGCCCACTTGTTGACCAGACAGCAGGGCGTTTATCTCGTTTAAACTAAACCCGCGTTTCTGCATCTGCTCGGCAAGCGCGCGGTTGCGGTCTTTGGACTCCATGTTGAACGTGCGCTCGCCTTCCGCGCCGCCGCTCATGATTGACGAACTGGTCGCCCTGTCATACGCGTCAGTGCGTTCACGGCCCATGTTCTCCATTGCTTGATCGTAGGCTTTGTCGCCGGGGCGAAGCCCCTGCGCGGCCAATTTCGCTTCCATCTGGCTCGAACGCTGTTCCCACTGCGGGTCAAGCCGGGACGCCGAGCGGTTGTACAGGTTTTCCTCGGCGCGATCACGCGCACCAGCAGCGCCCCCTATCTCTGGCAACCCTGACCAATCCATCGGATCGGCAAACTCACTTTCGACGCGGTCATACAGGTCGCGGCCCAGTTCAGATCGATCAGCAGACAGCCCAAGCTGGGCGTCGAGCGCCCGCTGAGAGTCTTTATTCAGCGTGGTGTTTTGCGTCCAGTTGCCTTTTTTGTCTTTCGACCATTCAGTTTGACCAAATGGTGTGTTCTGGTCAGGTCGGTTGGCGTTTGTCTGGTAGCGCAAGGCTTCCATGCCACTCGCTGCTTGCGCCTCTGCGGCACCTTTGTAGTCAGGTGCGCTCGGGGCGCTCTTGCCAAAACAATAGCGCATTTCGCCGTTTAAGAGCGCCTGAAACCGATTCTCGGCTCTATCAGGGATATACATCATGCAACCTCGCTGCTTTTTTCGATGTGGCGGCAATTTTCCTTCAATAATTGCACCAGAATAATGTCGACGCCTATGTCGTACCCGTCAGTGATCGTGTGGATCACCGTAAAGCCAAGATTCTTGTGAAAAGCCAAGGATTTTGGATTATCCGACGGAATCACGCCGAGAAACATGCCCTTGCCGCATGTGTTGAAGACGTAATTCATGATTTCATGCGGAATGTGCCGCATTGCCATCGGGTGCTGAATGGCGACGTGTCCCATGACTGAGTTTTCGGCCCAGTTGTCCAGCAACACGATGCCCTGTGGCTGGCCGTCAGAATCTATCGCTACGATGCCGCCCGTCGACGCGCTGATCGGTACCTGCAACACGCTTCGAGCGTAGTCAAGATGTTTAAACGAGTTAAAAGCAATTAACTTCACAGCATCCCACCAGTATCGAACATGACGTCAGCGCCGATGTATGTTAGCTCATTTGTTGCCGATCCGCGAATCGCGATTGCGGCGTGACGGCCCATACCTTTCGCGCCAATGGTTTCGAGATACGCTTGGCTGGTGCCTTCCCAAAGTGCGTTGTCCCAGATAGCCGAATCCCACTGTGCCGAGCCTGTCACGACATAAGCCGGGGTCGTCAGAATCTCACCCAGATCAAAATCGTAGCGAATCTGCATGTCGAAAATGGGTTGCTGCGCGCCGATCCAGTACGGGCGCATGAACTGGGCGCGTTTCCAGTTAGCCGCGCTGCCCATGCCTGAGTAGTGCGTCAACAGGCTGAATACAATCGCCTCGCCTGTCTCAGCGGCTAAATCGATATTGTCGAGTGTGCCGCCCAGCAGCATGACACGCCCGTTATCGGTGCCGAAAATGTACCGCGAGCCGTCTTTGGTCTGGCTAACGATTGACAGGTCGCGAAACATCGACCATGCGCCTGTCCCTGTCTCTAGGACGAACTGAATCGGCGCGCGGGAACTGCCTAGCGGTTGCGGTATGGTGACAATCGCGAATCCTTGCGCGGGTACCTGCAAGATCGACCAGCCGAAAATATCGAGCGTCAATTTCATTTCGCTGCGTATATACTGGTTTATGTTGCGCGATACAGCGGTACGCTCAGAGACAGCCGCACGGCCTTCCAGCAAGGTTGATATAGAGACTATGCCCGACGTCGATAGGAGCAGAACATCGCCGCCCCAGTCAGACATGACGCGTCGGCCTTCGGGCACACTGCCCACTTCCCATCGACCTACAAGCGTCAGGTCAGCGGCGGTTGTCGGATCGACACCCTGCCAGACCAGAACGTCACCCGCAGCCGAAACCTGAACGAATTTATCGTCCATGCCGTCGCCTGCGTCGATAGTCCATGTGGACTGGCTGACCAGATGCCCACCGAATTTAAACCGGCTGCCGACGTCAAAAGGCGTGATCGTGCCCGTCAGGGCCAGCGGATCAAGAAACCATGCGCGGGCTGTGTTCTTCTCGACAAACCAGATACGCCCGTTCCACTCGACGATATGCACCAGACTTTCAGCCGTCGGCGTCGGATTGCCTGTAAACGTGCCGACAACCCACTCGATGCCGTCGAAAATGTAGTAGCCGTTATCCTCGTCGCACATCAGCAGGAAGTGATCACCCGCGACATTGGTATAGTTCACCCATGAACACCAGCCAGCGTTCGCGCCCTGATTACCGAACACTAGATCAGACACACGGTCGCCGAGCGTCCACGGCCCCGCGCCGCCTGCCGTGATATCGAAAACGCCCAGACTGGTGACAGCAAACTTGTGGTCGTTTGCACCGCCTGCGACGACTGAGTTATAGACCATGACCGAGCGGACTTGACCGTCAGGGCCAGAGAAATCGGGCAGGCCAGTGACTTGCTCACGCGTACCGGGGCGCACTCGGCACCCGTATTCGCCTGCAACCATGTTATACAGCCAAATCGCGCTATCGACGCCTGTGTCACCTTCGGCAGCGACCGCGCCTTGTCCGACCGAAGCGCCAGCCGCCCCAGCGCCCGCGTACACACCAGTCGCAACGATACCCTTGATCGGCGCGGGTACGCCGCTCGATTCGGTATTCTGTCCTTGTACGGCTCTAGGCATGTTTAAACTTAACCGAAATTTGTGTCAGGGGTGTTTCTGAAACCATCGAGATACGGCACACCGCCGTAACTGTTGCCCGCGTTCAGGATTGGTGCGCCCTTGTCCTTGCCCTTCCACGACGTAAACGACTTGTCGTACTGGCTCGCCGCCATAGCTGTGTCGAAGCCTCTGGCTTCCAAAAACCGCAGTTTCAGCAGGCGCTCAAACAGGTGCGGCTCGAACAGCGGGACGTCGGCAGGCTGGACGCACATATCGGAATACTGGTCGGCCTGACCGTTCACCAGCACCCAGTCGCGAGAAATGTATTCAAAGTGGATGTTTAAACCAACTGGGGGCGGCTGCGGAAACAGGTTGAACTTGTTGTCAACCTCGCGAAAGGTCGCATAAATAGTCTGATTGACCAGATCGCGGCCTTCGAGGTACGCCCATTCCTGCGCGCTAAGCGGCCCGCCCAACATGACATTGTTGGTGCGATCCCACCCGGTTTGATTGATCATATAGGCGAAGTTCGGCGGCAGTTCATAAACGCCGCTGTCGCCGACTTGCGTGACGAACGCGTGTTCGCGGACTAAGCCTTCCCACGCGGCGTCTTGCAGCAGTTCCATGCCGCAAGCGTTCGCCAGTGTGGTGAGCTGTTCGAATGCAACGTCGGTCGCTGAAAAGACGTCAGCGGCTTTGGGTACGCCTACCTCGACCGCGACCTGATTGACAATATCATTTATCGACTTGAACCGTGCCATCTTCTTTCACCGCCGCTTTACGACGCCTGCGCGTCTTTTTGGCAGGAGCGGCAGCCTTCGTTTCTGGTTCTGGCTCGGCTGGCACTTCTGCGTCATTTTCATCGAGTTCAGAACTTAACGATGGCGCGTTTGCGTCAGGAGCGGGGGCAGGCATTTGATGCCCTGACGGCCATTCTGGCGTTTTCGCCGCTGGCTCTTTCTCCGCTAACAATTGCGTCATCTGCTTTTGCAGCGCGTCAATTTGCATACCCTGATGCGCGATACGTTCGTCGCGTTCAAATATTTGTCCTTGCAGTTCGTGGACTTTGGCTTCCTCGCCTGCTTGTTCAAGCCATTTCAAGGCTTTGGCCTTCAAGGCGTTTAAACCCATAAACTTGCCGCTATGAGTATCGGACATAGTCGACAAATGTTCAACAGTTTTGACGTTGTGGAAGGCCAGTTCCTCTGCGAGCGACCGGGTAATCAGCGGCCACTCGACCAGCGGGGTGCCTTCCAGCGGCATTTCTATGCGTTGTTTAAACGCAGTATAGTGCGGCGCAAAGCGCAACTTGTCCTGATGACTGGCTGGCCGTGATACCCCGCCAGTACGGTCGCCGGGGATGCGAATATCGATGTACTCGACGTCCTTGAAGATCGGTCGCCCTTCTTTCAGGGTGGCTGCGTTATCGGGTCTGGGCTTAACGAAAAACTTGACCAGTAACTTTTTGTCTTCCTCGGTTTGCGCTGCGTTCTCAAAACTTGCTACATCAAAATCTGCTGTTTCCACGAATATTTCTCCTGTTATCGGTTGGTGACTCTGATATTTTTAATGCCGATACGCGATACACCTGTTACGTCTTCATTGGCGATTCGCGTCACTCCGTTAGAGTCAGCGGCGGTAAAATCAATACTGTACTTACCTATGTGGTCAATGGCAACTGTCTCGGCGATAGAGCGGAAGCCCCTGATTATGGTGGTGTATGACACCGGGGCTTTCGATAGCTACGCTGCCGTCAGCCTCATACGGGATTCCGTTATGGAAATGGTGCGGCACGGCAGCGGAATTGGTGAAGGGTACGCCCTCACCCGCTGCCAGCCTGACACCGTTTAACACACTCGACATGACTTATATGTTGACTACCCAACCAACCGCGATATCGTTCAGCGTCGAGTTACCGATAACGCCAATCGTACCGTCGATAGACGGTTCCGCAGCCTCTTTGGCAGCGTTGGCCGGGTTATCACCGAAGCGAATGACGTCGGCAGGCAAGGTGCCTTCGTCGCCGCCACTTGACGGCCAGTCAACAGACCCTCGGTCGACATACGGCGTACCGCCGATATGCTGACTGATCTGCGCTGCGCGAGCATTGCCGAACTGGTCGAGCAGTGTAAACTGCTCGCGAGTGCCAACAACGGCACCCTCGTTCATGTTGATCCCGACACCGGGGGCGCATGAACCAGCGAGATTACAGCCATTGTCAAAATCTGCGATGGTGTTTTCAAGGGCGCGGGCTGTTTGCGCGCTCTCGTCCATCATGAAGGTGGGTTCACCCATAGCTATATCCTCTTACGCGCTTGAAACACCAACAATATCCCAGTCAGCAGAAACACTGGCTGGCTCAAATTCTATATCAACTCCGTATGCATTGCCAACTGGCACACCTTGATCGACGCCGTTGAAGAATAAAAAGCCTTCGACAGTCGCCCATGCTGGATTGCCAGCAGGCCATACGCCTGTTTCCTCGTCGTACTCTGTTGGCAATGGTATCGGAATGTTTATATCCATCGTACAGACCGCGCCCGCTTGAGGGCCGCCGCCTGTCTGGTCTTGCAGAATGACCCCGTAGGTCATGTACGTGCCGTTGTCGACGACACTGGTAACTCGGTACAACGCAGTTAGACCGACGTTATCGGTCTGTACGGCGCTGATGCTGGTGTCAACGATGACGCCTTCGAGTTCAGTGCCTCGGTCGATGCCGTCCAGATCGGTTTTATCTATTCTGAAACTGGCTTGCTGGTTGTCTATTGTCCAGTTTTGCGCCTGTGGCGCGCCAGACTGTGACGTCCCTTGGTACGTCCAGCCGCCGGATACGTTCGTATCTGCGCCGCTGTTTAAAGCGTCCACGCTGACAACTAACGTCGAGCCTGCGGTTATAATCCGGTTGAGCAGAGCGACAACTTTCCAGTCATCTTCGATCAGGATCGGGTTATCCAGTATAGACGTAACAGGGTCGCCGCCTTGGCTGTCCTGAAATACGACAATGATTCGGTAATGTGTGTTTGCAGTCAGTTCAGGGACTTGAACACGCAACGACTTAATCCAGCCGCTTTCGGTGAATACATACTGATGGCCTGACACGACCACGCTGGTATTATTCTGCGTGACAGCGCCCACCCACGGCGTCGGAAGCGCCCATGTCGGTGCTGCGCTCGGTACGGGTGCTGGTTTGGATAACGTGATCTTGTTGGCTACCGCAGTAAAGAATCCGTCAACTACATACGAACCTTTCGGGTAATACAGCCCCTCTTGCCAGCCGCCCATCCACTGCATGAACAAGCCTTCGGCAACGAGACCGTCGGGAAAAACGGGGGAGTCGGTAAGCGGTACGTTATCAATCGGCCTGAGCGGGTAGCCAATGCCTTGCAGCATGACCGGCTGATCAGGGTCGATAGGGTCAGGCTGGATGCCCAGACCGCCAGCTATGCGCCATTGATTCGTCATGCTATTCCCCTAAAAGCGGGGGGCGTTTACACACCCCCCGTCCTGATGGCGGTTAGCCGACTGCGTCGTAACGCCCTTGGAACATGCGACCAGAAGTCGTCAAGTTGCCAGCCCATGCGATGATTTGCACTTCGGCATCCTGATTGGTTGCATAGCGCCGATTTGGCGACAACGGAACCATGTTTCGCGCCGCATGCGGGCGATAATGGATATAGTCGCAGTTCAGGAAGAACGCCGTACCTGCTGGCGCACCTGAGCCTAACGACCCGTTGTAGATACCACCGTCGAGAACAACGTCCGCGTCCATGAACTTGATGCTGTTAAAGCCTGCATCTGCCATGTTCGTGTTGTTGAACCGTTGTTGCGCTTGCAGCGAAGCCACATAAGCGTTCCACACGGTTGTATCTGTCATGATCAGATCGGTGCGATCCTGACCGCGTACCAGCGAAGCCCAGAGCGTATTCCAGAAGCCTTGAATCAGCGTTGGGTCGAGACCCGCTGCGGCTGTCTGGTCGCTCACGGCATTCAACCAGAACGCGAAAGTACCACCATCGATCCCGCCGTAAGGCGCGGCAGTCGGGTCGACCGGGAGGGCAGCGCCCAGACCGTCGATTTCCTTACCACCGGAACCAGTACCGTCGCTATACAAGCCGCCAGTGATCAGGTTCGCAATCGTGGATTCTGCGACAGAGAGTCGAGATTCCATCAGATCGATCATTTGCTCGCGGCCAGCGTTTTGCAGTTGTTCCAGACCAGAGATGATGACGGGAACTGCCGCCTGCTTGATGTTGTACTCTGCCGCACTGATTACGTCAGAAACACCTACGGGCAACAGGTCGTAACCTGAGTACCAGCCAGCATTGCTGTTTTCTGCGAACGAAAGTTCTTGCAGAATTTTGTAACCGCCGGAGAAAGTCTTGATTTTACCTTTCTTCGACAAGCGGGACAGAATCGCATTGTTGTTCGTGACATTGTCAGCGATTTTACGAGTACGAGACTCGATTGTAGTCGCAAGGATGTCGCTGATATTTGCATTCGCAAACATGAGATTTCCCCCAGTTAATTAAAAAAGTCGGTTTCTTTTCTCAACCTGTCTAAACGACTGGGGTGTTTTGAAGTCTGTTGGCCTGTCGCAATGACTGGGGCGCTATACGGAATATAGCGCCCCAATGTGTAAACGTCAACCTGTTTGAGCGTCGTACAAGGTCGCGAGGGTGTCGTGCAAGCTCATGTCGGACAGTCCATCAGTTTCGCCGCCGCCTTGCGCGCCACTGATGCTTGCTGCCGCCGCCTGTTTTTTGCGGATTTCTTCTTGATTGCCAATGAGTTTTGCATCAGCCGTCCTCTTTGCGAGAACCTTAGATACCTCTGGATTGAGCGCGCAGGCTTTATCGTAGGCTTCCTGCAAGGGCATGGCGACGCCTCTTTTGGCTGCCATTTCGACCATGTCCGCCATGTCGTTTTGAACGTCCGTATAAAATTCGGCTTGCGCCTTAAAGGTCGCGACCTCGTTAATAGCCGCCTGATTGTTCTTGAAATTGCGCTCTCTCGAATCTTCATCCATCCTCGCTAACAGGTTATCAACAGGTTTCAGCCGTTCGTTGATCATCGCGGCTATCGGGTCATCTGCGGCGACACCGGGGGCGGCATGAGCCTTCCCGCTCAGCATGTCGTCGAGCATGGGCACGTCGATGCCGTAATGTTCGATGAAATTGGCGATTTTCTGCGCTTTTTGTTGCGCGCTGCCCATTCTGAGCGTCGCGACGGTCTTAACCAGTTCCTCAACGCCCGTTATAGCGTCTGTAGCGCCCTCTGCGGCGATAACTTGCGCGTAACGGTCTGCGATGTCCTGAAACGCAGCGCCCGTCTTACGGTGTTGTGCGCCTTCGTTCAGGGTCTTGTCTATTTCGTGTTCGCGCTTGCTGATCTGCGCCCTGACGGGTTCGGGCAGGCTACCCCAATTTTCACGGGCAGCGGGGGGCCAGCTTTCGGGGGCTTTACTGGCACTTTCAGCACCCGGTTCACTGTCGCCAGTTCCGCGCTCAGGCTCCCCACCGGCGGCATCTTCTCCGTCTTCTGGCTTGCCAGTGTTTTCAAGTGCCGCTTTTGCTTCCGCTTCAACCTGTTTTTGCGCTTCTGCTTTTGCCGCTTCTTGCCCGTCATCGTCGTTTAAATCCTCTGCGGCTGCGGCGCGCTCGGCGTCTGCTGCGGTTTCGTTAGTGATTGCGCCTTCGTCGTCGTTTTCAATCGACGATATGGCAGTTTCGAAATCGTCCCGCATGGACGTTTCTTGGTTTTCTTGATCTTCCGGCGGCATCTGTGCTATCTCCTGTTAAGTTCTGACATGTTCGGTGGCGCGTTTAAGTACGTTTAAACGGTCTTGTTTTGATTTCGGGTCGAGACCCTGCAAGCGCAAATCTCTGGCGCGGCTGGCTTTCTCCCTGAACTCCGGCGAGTAATCCCGCGAGTCGGTGGTGCCGTGCTTCCTGTGATGGGCGCGCAGTTGCGCCGGGTCATGAATGATCGTGCCGTCGATAGGCGATTTAAACGGTTTCATGACATGAATTGCGTGCTGCTGAGACAGGTAGGTCTGTTTTTCAACAAACTTACCCGTCTCAGGGTCTTGCACGTAGACAGTTTTCCCTGCCATTTCTACCCTGCCAATTTGGATTTCAACAGGTAGCCTTCCAGACCCCAGATTTGATCGCGGGCATTGCGGAAAGAAATGTCACGACCGATCTGCGCATCGAAGTTTTCAGGGCTGACACAGGCCGAAAATCCGGTCGTGTTGAACCCGTTTTGCAGGGTGATACAACAGACGGTCATCTGGCTGTGTGGGAAAACATGATACGCCGCGCTGACGATCTGCGCGTCGATAAGTGCAGGAGTCAGACGCGGTGCTGTTTTACCTGCGTTCTGAATGGCGTTTTCGGTTGCTTGTTCACTGGTATTCATTGGTTTATTTCTCCAATTGTGGTGGGGTTTACATGGGTCTACAGGCAGGTAGCGACTACCGCCATAAATAAAGCATCTTTGGCTCGCTGGTCTGCGGGCAGATCAGCGTAAGGCAAAAAACACGGATGCGTTTTGGCTTCGGGGTCTTTTACTTCGCCATACGTCCAGCCGTCAGCCTCTTTCTCGGCCAACCAGTTTTCATGGCTGTTTTCAGGGGTCGCGTCGGGATTACCGACATGGAATCTAACGCCGTTTAAAGCACTTTGCTTTTGCCAGTCAGGGGCGTCAGCCCATGCGGGTTGTGAATCGTCGCCGATGCTTGTGCAGTAAGCCCGGTTAACTTCATGGGCGATATGGGCGATCATCAATACGTTTAGCGTTTTCACGAATTTTCTTCCTCTGGTTGTTTTGGCGGTTTTGGCCGCGTTGGGTCTTGGTTCAGTATGTCGTCGATAGCGTCGCCTTCCCGGTCGCTGCGCTTTTTCTTTTTGCCGGTGGCGTAGTTGTATATGTCGCCAAAAAAGCCCGCTGTGCGAAGTTTTTTCTTCTTCGCCGTGCGCTTGTTCGAAACTTTCTCCGAGCGCAACAGGTCGGCTCTAAGACTCATTTCAAGTCCCTGCGGGTTCGCTATCAGGCAACGGGTGTTCTACCCGTGTGCCGTCAGTGAAAACGCAATAGTAAGGCGTGACAGTCAGTTCCCATATCCAGCAAGGGCCGCCAGCGTGGTTGGCTGTGCTGTCTTCGTGCGCGCGCACCTTAAAGTGCAGTGTAAACAGCGCGACAGTTAAAAAAACTATTAGATATATTTTCATGTTTAATCGCCTGAACCTTTGTCCGGTGGTGGTTGTGTTAAATCTTTGTCATGCTCGACGGCGTCCATACGTTTTTCAATGATCTTGGTATCGCGGTCGATCAACTTGCCTTGACGGTCGCCCATGACTTTTATTCTGGCCTGCGCCATCGACTTCTCGATTTCACCTTCGATGGCCCGGTCAGCCTGATCGGCGTTGATCATACTGGTGATCAGTTCGGTCTGGACATCGGCTTCCATCTTGGCAGCGATAATGCGTAATTCGTTCTGCGTTTCCTTATCGTGTTTCTCCACTTCCATGCGGTGTTCTTCTTGGCGCGTGGCAATGTCAGCCTGTTTGTCCTGCTCGCGAATCTGCATGTCGTTTTGCAGTTTCTTATCAAGTTCCTGCGCCTTGCCTTGCTGCCGGATTTGTTCAAGCTGGATTTGTGCCTGCGCCTGTTTATCCGCGTCGGACGGTGGCGGTGCTTCCTGCTGTTGCGGCTGGCTCATGGTCTCGATGGCTTGATCCATGATGCCTTCGACCTCGCTAGAGCCTTTAAACCCTGCCATAGACCATTTGAGCATCTTCAACAGGAACGGCACTGACCGGGGGTCTTGCTGGATCATCGGCGCGGCGGCTTGCAGGAATGCTGATAACCCTTCCAGATACGCGGCGCGCTCGGCCTGCAATTGCATGTAATCTTCTTGCGCCATCGTCTCGGATTTGACCTCGACGCGAACGGTGCGGGCAGCCGGGTCTTTCAGCAGCGCGATAGCATCCGGCACCAGTTCGCGGTCGAGCGAAAATTCCATGTTCGACAGCTTGGCAATGGTTTCAGGGCTGAAATGTTTGCAAATAATCTCGGCTTTGATCTGTTGCAGGTCAGTCACGAAACGGGCGAATTCTTCGCTGAGCGTTTGAACGCGGACAGAGGCAAACTTGGCTTTTACGTTTGTCTGGCCGACGCCTTCGTACTGGTTGGACAACTCGCCGCGCATGATATCTGCCATGCCGGTGACCTGTTGGAGTAAGCCGATAGTTTCGTCGCGTAAGGTTTGCAGTTTTTCCAGCGCGGCGACAATTTCGCCGAGCGGCAACCAGTCGACTTGGCCCTGTATGCCGCCTTTCTCGGCGAACATAGCCCAATTGTCGACCGGGATCATGTCGTTTTCGTTGCCTTCCTTGAACATTCGTTGAATGCCATCAGCGGAGGCGTCATAGACGCCAATTACTTTGACAGCTTCCGTGATTATGGCAATTCTGGTTTGCAGAATGTCGATCTGGTTGTACAAATCCTGTGCCATGTGAAAATCTGGCGTCGGGATATACAGCGCATTTGTGGCGTTGGCGATGAAAAATGGCGGATTCGGGTAAAAGCCTTTCAGGCCGAGCGGGTCTGGCTTGCTGTCGAGTAGCTTGTCGTAGCCGAGGCTGAGCCAGACGACTTTGCGTTTGGGCTTGTCCCAGATTTCCCAGATTTCGGCTTCCTGCCATGCGCTTGACATATCAGGATTGCTGACGCCGTCTTTGTCAGCGGGGACGTCACGCTGTTTATACGTCAGCTTCTCGGCGACTTCTTTGCCGAATCGCTTGGTGGCTTTGTCTTTGTTCAGGTAAGACCGAAAGCCGATCCACGGAATTTTCGAATAAGTTCTGGCCCAACCCCATGCCATATCACCCCAGTAGTAGTAATCGAACGGGGCAGACTCGCCCAGCATCTCCTGCGGTACGTCTGAGGCGTCCTGTGTGTCCTTGTAAGCGTCGGTGTCAGCTTTAGGGCCACTCGGGCCTGTCTGGACATCGTAACGCACTCTGGCGCATCCAAGGCCCGCCAGCATGCGGTCTTGTAATACCGATTTGAAGATTTGGTCGTGTTCCTCGCCATGATCGGCAAGGTCAGCGCGGAGGCAGCGTTCTATGATTTCAGCAGCAACGCGAGCGACGTCGTCGTTGCCGGTGTTGTCGGTTCGTGAGACATCAATGCGCGGCAGCTTGCCGTAGAGCATGTTCATGATGGTCTTGGTGTTCGAGTGGAACAGGTTTAAGCGGAACTTGCCGACGGTGCCAGCCAGATTGCCCGCGTAAGCGCCTTGCAGGCTTGCGCCCAAACCTTGCCCGGTGCGGTCGTCGATATAGCGACGTTGAATGGTGTCCGCTTGCGTCCGCCAGTCTTTCAGACGTTTAAACGCGGCTTCCAGTTCAATCTGCCAATATTTATATTGGTCAGACGGATCTTTTTTAAAATCCTTACGGCTCTGAATACTGCCAGATTGATTGGATGCCATCGTTTAAACTCTCATGGATTCGAACGCAAATTTGCGGTTGGATTTCTCGCGATCCTCGAACAGATCGTCCAGAGTGTAAGTGGGCGGCTGGATAATTGCAATCTCAGGCGACAAATCGTTGTCGGGGATATTCAGCGCGAGTCGGGTGACCAAGGAGAAATAACGAAACGCGTCTGCGCCGTCGGAACTCCAGTCGTGCAGCGGCGCTTTCGTGAACTGCTTGGTGATGTCGTTGTACTTGCGTCGGTAAGCTCGTAGAGTCTCCCACCCATCACGACAAAGCTCAGCGTCGAACCAGACGTGGGGCAACACCAGTCGAGCCGCATCGATGCCTTGCTGAACTTTAAGATTGGGCGTAATTCGAATGCTGGTGTCTTGGTTTTCAAAATAGCTAAGAAACTGTTCCACAGTTGACCGGCCAGTTTGAAGCGTTTTCGCTTTGGCGTCGTGGGGGAGGAAGATGTTTTCATAGTCGTATCCGAGTCCGTCGAGTAGATCGAAATAGTAGCTGAGCGGCTGGCTGTGGGCTTCGTGATAGTTGATCATGGCGATGCCATCTGGGCGATGCTGCCAGAACCATAAGGCCGTCGAGTCGGTAAAACCCAGATCGAGGGCGACGTTTACACGCTGAGCAGGATCGTAAAGATTCCGCTTCTCCATTCTGCCGTCGGCTTCCATTTTGGCAATAATGCTCGCGTAATAGGTGCCGAGGACAGCGGCTTCGAA